CATGTTTATTAAGTCTTTATCTGTATAAATCCCATTAACCATTTCTATTAATTGAGTTTTTACAAAACTATCAAATACTTCTAAACCCATTATTCCCCCCTTAGTTCTTTTAACATATCGTTTATTTCATCTACATTAACTAAATCATTGTCAAACTTTACTTTGTCGCCAGTCATAGTTATATCAATATCTTTAGTAAATGCAATAAACTCTGCATAATCTTTGCAATCTTTTGCAATATCATACAATCTTTCATTGTTATTAATCCACAAGGAAACATTCCATGTTTCATAATTAGCCCAACCATTATAGTTATTTTCTTTTGCGTGTTCCTTTTGGTCTACGCATTTTATAGATTGATTTGTTTTTACTTTAGCTTTCATTATTCCTCCTTAGTTATTGAGCTATAAAGCTCCTAGAGGATACCTGTTAAAATATCCTCCTAGAGTTTTACCAGTAATAATCGTCCTCTGTTTCCTCTGCTTGTACTGTAAATGTATCATCTGAGAAATTAACATAAAAGCCCTGTAATACTCCATCTTTGAAAATACCTTTGACTTTGTATGTACCATCTCCATGAGTTGTTGCAGTTGCAAAACCATTTTGAGTATTTCCAAAACCCTCGCCAACTGAAGTTCTTTCACAAACATTTGTGTAAAAGTTCTTTTTGTTGTCTAGTGTTGGGTCATTAAGAAAACTAACTTCACTTCTATTGTTTTGAGTGTAGTTCATTTCCTCATTGCCTAGCGTATCTTTTTTAATGTAGCAAGGGTCTATTAATAGAACTTGCCCACTATCAACGCCAATTTCCCCTACTGTTTTTGTTTCGTATGTTTCGTACATTATGTACCTCCCTTAGTTTTTACTTACTGTAAATAGTACTATACATTTATAATTAGTTGGGTATTTCTTTAATATTTTTTTCCCACTCTTTTTATTGATTTGATTGATTGGGTTTAAATAATGGTAGGGGGTGGTTATCAATTAAGCTAATCCTATCTACCACAACACTACAGAACTACACAACAATAATTTATAATGTTTCACAATGTATAAAGTTTGTGAAATAGTGTTTATATATACAGGCAAGACAACAATAAAACTAATGCAAATGTCAATATTAGCTCTTTCTTTATATGTTGTAACCACTCTTTATTTAAAGGTGACAAACTGTACTAAAACAATGTCTAGTAGGCATACTATATAGTGTGTGTTTTACCTGACATACTACATATAGTAGGTGAACTATCACAGTAGTATCTATTCTGTTTACCTATCTGTTTTAGAGTGTTTTCACACTCTTTACATTTCTTTCTCAATAAGGGTAGTCTAGCTGATTTTCCATAACAGGCATTAGTGGCAATATATTTGCGAAAAGTTTTGATTACTTAGTTTGGTTTAGACCTTGGGTAGCTTACTTGTCTTTCTAGTTGGTCAGGTTTCCCTGGTAAGCCTTTTGTGCTCCTGATGCCCTCTTTACCTGTATCTATCTACTCCTAAATAATTTTTGTTACTTGAATAATAACAGAAGGCTAATATAATACAAGTACCTGTAATGGGATATACAAATAAATAATATGCAAGAAATGGTTTTTGGGGCAACTCATTAACCATTTTTTGCTATACTTAAACTAACATGATTCTTTATTCATGTTCCTCCCTGTATATGCCCTAGCTAGTCTAGGGTATGGTATAACAAGATGATTAAAAAAAATTTTTTTTACGCACCTGGTTCTTGTAAATCAATGGGTGGTTTTCTGCCCTTTATTCTTGGGTACACTTTAATTTTGTGAGTATTACAATATCTATACTTGTTATATTTTGATATAACAGTATCGCAGCCTTCCTGCAAACAAATTCTTCCACTAGTATAAGAAGTAGAGGGTTTGTAATTAGGATATTTATTTCCTTTTATATAATCACTCATACAAGATATAGTATAGTTAGGAGAACACACACATAATGTATAGCAAGAAGAAAAAGAAAAAAATGTCTGGAAAGAAAAAAGGCAGAAGGTACTAATGGCTGAATGGCGTGGAATGAAGGTCAAGCTAAATAGTCCTAGTGCTATTAGGAAAGGCGAACCAGGGTATGGGCGTAAGTCAAAAAAAGTTTTTGTTATGTCTAATGGCAAGGTAAAGAAAGTAATGTTTGGTGACCCAAATATGCCTGTTCGTAAAAACAATCCTAAAGCAAGAGCTTCGTTTCGTGCCAGGCATAAATGTTCTACTGCAAAAGATAAGACTACTGCTCGTTACTGGGCATGTAGAGATTGGTAAAGGAGAGATATGCCAAAAGGTAAAAAAGGTTACTCTAAAAAGCAAATGAAAATTGCAAGAGTTGCACCACCTAGAAATAAAATAACTGCTGCTGATTTTAAAGCACTTAGAAAGAAAAAAAAGAAATGAAAGTTAAAGGCGTAGATGTTTCTAAGTTAACTAAAAGACAACAAGAAACTATGAAAAAACATTCACAGCATCATAGCAAAAAACACATGCAGTACATGTACAACTCTATGCGTAGAGGTGCTACCTTTACACAGGCTCACACAAGAGCACAGAAAGCTGTAGGTAAGTAATGGCTAAGATACCAGCAAGTGCAAATACTGCACTAATTAAAAAAGCAAAGTCTAGTGGTATATCTTTATCTACACTTAAAACTGTGTACAAAAGAGGTCAGGCTGCGTATATGAGTTCTGGTTCAAGACCAGGAGTTTCTATGGCTCAATGGGCTATGGGCAGGGTGAACAGTTATATTCGTGGTTCAAGAAAACACGATACTGACCTGCGTGGTGGAAAGAAAAAGAAAAAGTGAGTAGAAGAAAACAACCTTATAAGTATGGAGTACCTGCAAAATATCTATCAGGTCTATCAGAGGCAGATGCAAAAAAAAGAGCTAGAGAGATATTAGCTACTGCTGCAGCTTATAAAAAAGGTAAAAAAGTAAATATAAAGAAAGTACAAAAGTCAAGAGTTTCAGATAAAAAGAAAAAGAGATAATGGCTAGACCTAGATGTAAAATCAATGAGCTAGTTGGTGAATCTTGTAGAAGGCAGAGAAGAGAGCGTAGCCCATACTGTACTGATAAATGTAAAAAAAGATACCACTACATAAAAAATAAAAAGAAGAAAAAACCAGAACCTTCTGGTAAATCATCTACAAACAGAGGTCAGCACTATAAAGACTTTGTTACGCTATATGCACAAAAGATAGAAGATAAAGTATTTACACATCAACAAGTTGCTGACCTTATGGATATTGGTCGTGTAACTGTTACAGAAATGTATGCAGCGTATAGAGAAGATAAAGCAATACTTGAAGCACAACAAGACTGGGAGATAGCAGAGGAAACAAAGAAATCCTTACAAGATTTTAAAGATTTTAGAGATAGGTATTTTAAAACAGAAACAGGTGACCTATACGAAACAGCAGACTTTCACGAGAACTGGATAAACAATATTGTTGATGCTATAGAAAATGGTAAGCAACAAATGATACTAAGCCCACCTAGACATGGTAAGACAGACTTGCTTACACACTTTGCTGTATGGCAGATATGTAAAAATCCAAACATAAGAATTATGTGGGTTGGTGGTAATGAAGATATTGCAAAGAATGCTGTAGGTTCTGTTATGGACCATTTAGAGAACAACGAGCAACTTAATGAAGAAATGAATGGACCAGGTGTTAAGTTTCAACCAAAAGTAAGGTCAGGTAAATCTTGGTCATCAGGACAATTTACTATAGCTACTAGAACAGTTACTGGTATAAAGTCACCTACTATGGTTGCTGTAGGTAAAGGTGGTAAAATACTTTCTCGTGACTGTGATTTAATTATTGCAGATGATATTGAGGACCATGGTACAACAATACAACCTAGTGCTAGAGAACAAACTAGACAATGGTGGACAACTACTCTGTCATCTCGTAAAGAGGAACATACTGCTGTAGTTGTGATTGGGTCAAGACAGCACCCTGAAGATTTATATAACTTTTTATTAGAAAACCCAGAGTTTGACCACATTGTAGAAGAGGCACATAGTTCAGAGTGTATATTGCCAGAAGGTGATATAGAGGACCATAAAGACTGTATGTTATGGGCAAGTAAGCGTACTTTTAAATGGCTTATGTCACAAAAGAATAATGCAGATACTACAGGTGGTAGAGCTATCTTTGAGATGGTATATCTAAACAAAGCATTTGTAGAAGGTATAACAATGTTTAACTCTGAAGATATAGACCAATGTAGAGATGTCAATAGAACAGTTGGTCACATACCTGCAGGTACACATTTGATTGCAGGATTAGACCCTGCATCTACAGGTTTTCAGGCTTGTGTATTGTGGGCAGCAAATCCAGAAACAGGTCAGTTGTATCTTGTAGATATAGAAAACGAACAAGGTGGTGGTGTTATACAAGCTAAGAAGTCAATACAGAAATGGTATGAGAAGTATGGACTTGCACATTGGGTTATTGAAGAGAATGGTTTTCAGAAAGCTATTAGGCAAGATAAAGAGATAAAAGATTACTGTAGTAGATTTGGTGTATATTTAGAAGGTCATCAGACACAAAAGAACAAGTATGACCCAATTTATGGTGTTGGAAGTATGCAACAGTTATTTGAACAAAAGCTAATAAATCTGCCTTATGGTGATACAGAAAGCGAAACTAAGAGTAATATATATCGTAGACAACTAATTTATTTTTCATCTGCTGCTAGTAAGGCAAGTAAGGCGAAAAGTTATAAATCAGATGTCGTAATGGCTAGTTGGTTTCCTCTAAAAGTTATTAGAAGATTAGGAAAAGAACGATTAGCTGAGGTAGGATTAGATTATAAACCTAGTTTTGGAGAATGGAATATAAGCGATATGAACGAAAGCCCTTGGGGATAGAATGACACCTGAAGAATTACAATATCAGATTACACAGTTGCACTTTGATAATCAGAGTGCATATTCTACTAGAGGTCGTATTCGTGCAATTATGAATGGTGGACCTGATGGTTTACTAGCTTTACTAGGTGACCAGATAAAAGGTTTTCAAGATTTCCAAATACCTGTACCTAACTTGATGATGTCAGGTTTAGAACACTTGTCACAAAAGATAGGTCGTATTCCAAACTTAAAAGTAGATGTTCCAAACAATAAAGATTCTGACAGAGCTAGAGCTAAAGCAGATAAGATAGCTCGTATCGTAACTTCGTATGATGACACACAGAAACTAGATTTACAAATGCCACAAGTAGGTAGATGGCTACCTGGTTATGGTTTTGCTGTATGGGTAATTAGAGAAAAAAAAGGACCTGATGGTACACCATATCCTTGTGCAGAACTGCGTGACCCTTACAACTGTTTCCCTGGCTATTTTGGTGCAGACCAACAACCAAAAGAAATGGCAATTATTAGAAGAGTACCTAAAGATGCTTTGTCAAGAGCGTACCCTAAGTATGCAGACAAGATAAATAGCAAAGATGCTTACCAAGTAAATACACTAGGTGTAGGTAATGCGTATGCTTCTGCTTATACAGATTCTTACAATGGCTCATGGGCTAACTCAAATGGCGAGGGTGACCTTGTAGCAGAGTATTACAACGAAGAAGGTACATACATTTTCCACATGACTTCTGGAACTATTCTTGACTTCATACCTAACCCACTAGATAGTGGACCTGCTTTTGTTATTGCAAAGAAATTTGCTTTTGACAGAATGCAAGGGCAGTATGACCAAATTATAGGTCTTATGGCTTCTATGGCAAAGATAAATGTGATGTCAATAATAGCTATGGAAGATGCAGTATTTACAGAAACCAACATATCTGGTGAGATAGAATCAGGACAGTATCGTAAAGGTAGGTTCGCTGTAAACTATCTAGCTCCAGGTACACAAGTAAGTAAACCTGCATCAAATGTTCCTTATCAGATTTTTCAACAGATAGATAGGATAGAAAGACAACTTCGTGTTGGTGGTGCATATCCTATAACAGATGATTCACAGTCACCACTTAGCTTTGCTACTGGTAGAGGATTAGAAGAACTAGGTGCATCTATGTCACTTATGATTAGAGAGTATCACACAGTTATGGCTGATGCTATAGAGATGATTGACAGTAAGAGATTAGAGTGGGACCAAAAGATGTATGGTGGTACATCAAAAGAATTGTCTGGTTATTATAACAATCAGTTCTTTAGTGAAAAGTATGACCCACAAAAAGATATACAAGGTGCATTTAAAACTAGAAGAGTATATGGTGCTATGGCTGGATATGATGAGCCACAAAAAATTGTAACAGGGCTGCAGTTACTACAAGCAGGTATCATAGACACACAGACACTACAAGAAAACTTAGATGGTCTTGATAACCTATCTGCAGTAAATAGCAGAATTACAAAAGAAAAAGCAGACAAAGTTTTATTTGATACATTATTAGCACAAGCACAACAAGGAGATACAAAGGCAACTATGGCTGTTGTGCAGATAAGAAAGAATCCAGATAATATGCAAAATATACTGGATAAGTTCTTTACTGCAGAAGAACCTGAAATACCAGTCGCTGAACAGGAATTGCTTGGAGGAGGTGCCTTACCACCACAAGGTCCTCCACCAGGCATACAACAGTTCTTACAAGGGATTGGTGGATAATGTCTATAAATAAAGATTTTGCAGATATAGTACACAACTCACTTGGTGACATTGATGAAAAAGGTGATGCTATTATATTTCAAGCTAAAGATGAAGGTAAAGTATTTTATGACCAGATGCCTCCATTGGCTTTTCCTTTTGGTTACATGATTATAAGTTCTACATTTATGTTTTATGATGATGAGGAGAATCAAGATGGCTACGAGGAGTAATTCTAATAAAGGTGTTACAGGTAGAAATAGTAATGTACCACCACCAGCTAGAAACTTTAATGACAATACACAAGCTGTCAGAAGAATACCTGGTATGGAGTATGGCGAACAACAAGCCTTAACAGAACAACAGAAAGCTGCTCCTTTACCAAAAGAAGAAACACCTAAAGCACCTGCTAGAAAATTTAGTCCTGTAGATGTATTTGCACAAACACAAGCACCTAGTCAACCAATTACAGATGGTGCTGCATTAGGTCCTGGTAGAATGGGTGCTCAATTAACACCACAACAAATAAATGACCAAATGATAATTGCATTAGCTACTAAGTTTCCTACAACAGATTTAGTTGATTTATTAGATGCAGTTACAGAAGAAATAGATTTAGATGAGATATAATGTCAAATTTTTTATTTGTTGATAATTATGATTCTTTAAAAGATTCTACAGACAGAAAAGAACAGTTAGAAAAAGCACAACAAACATTTAGAGATAGTTACATAACAACTGGTGTTTATGATAGAACTAAAAGTATTTATCAAGCGTATCACATCTTACCTCCTGGAGTTATAGCAAGTTTGTCTGCTACTAACGCAGATAATGATGCAGTCAAAGAATTAGCACAACAGGTATATAAAACTGCTGCTGCACAAGATACAGACTATGCAAGAGTTCCACAAAGTTTTATTACAAAAGTAAAAGATGCAGGTAAAAGAACTTTATCTCCATTAATGAAAGCTATAAATTTAGGTTTTAATATTTTTGAACACAGCACTACTCATCAAGCTGCATCACAAATGAGAGCAAACATACAACTTGCAGGTGATTTAGAAAAGATATTAGAGGTTGGTTTTGAAGCAGATGGACAAAGGTTTGCAGAAAAAAAAGCTGAACTTGGAGGATTAGCAGCAAGTTTTTTTGTTGCTCCATCTTTACTTAATAGATACAATACAGGAACAGCTAATGCAATTACAGAATTACTTGCTCGTAAATTGTTTGGTAAAGATATAAATTTAAGGTCACAGCCATTTCAAAATCAAATAACACAATATAGACAAGATGCTGGACCTAGTACACTTGAATATACATTTCAAGAATTAGCTAAAAAAGAAGGTTTAGACCCTGATTCACCATTTCGTAATATTCCTGAATTATATAAAAGAATAGGTATAGAAGGTTTAAATGAGTTTTATGAAGAATATAATGGCAAAGGATTTTTACCATTAGGTGAAGCATTTGAAGAATCAGAAAAAATAAGAAGAACAAGTTTACAATACAATGACCAATCTATTACTACAGGCAAGTATGTATCTAATTTGCTAGGAGTTGATACAGATGAAAACAAAGTTAATGTTTTAGCAGGTGTTGTAGATGCTGCATTTGTAGCTGTTACAGACCCATTTTTAGTTGCAAGTAAAGCAAGAAAAGCATTTAAAGCATTAAAGCTACCTGACAGTCCAGAAAAACTAGCATCAAGAGGTAGGCAAGTATCTAATAATGTACAAAAATTATTAAAAGAAGGCAACACCAAAGAAGCTAACGCTTTGATAGAAAGATTTACTAAATCACCAGATATGGAAGCAACTTTAAGAACAATAGTAGCTGATGATTCACCTACTAAATTTGTAAGGTTGTTTGACGCTACTAAAGATGCTGACTTTGCAACAAAAATGACAGAAGCTCAAACATACAGACAGGCTAAAACTGTGTTCCAAAGAAGTATGAAAACTGGTCCTGATAGTAGTGCTTCTAAATTAGGAAATACAAAAGTAATTAATGATTGGTTAAGTGACCCACAATACAAAACTTTTTGGAACTATATAAGTAAAAATGCAAAGAAAAACAATGTGTATGGTGTATTTGGTTCAGGAAGAGTATTACCAGCACAAACTAGAAATTTAGAGGACATAGATGGCGTAGTGTCAGATATGCTTAATTATGGTGCTGCTGCAAAATTAGACCCTAAAGTTTTAAATGATTTAACTTTTAAAGTATCTAGCTTAATTAATAAAGGTAAATTAGGTGAAGCTAAAGTAGCATTCCATGAAGAATTTTATGGAGCTATAGCTGATAATTTAGATGAGTTTAAAGCAAACAAAGATGTAAAAAAAGCATTTATGGATTATCAAACATCATTTAGAGGTTTCGTAACAGATGGCGTAAGATACACAATAGACCAAACAACATTTAGAAAAGAAGGAGCAATAAAACCTATACAAACTAAATTAGCTGCTAAGCAACATATTTTAGGAGATGCAGTACAAGCAGATATAGCTTTTCCACATCAACTAACAGATTTAACAGTAGACTTTATAAACATCAGACAATTAAGAAATCAAGCAAGTACAGTAGGAAAAATATTAAATAATAAATTAGATGTTGGTATTAAGGGTGCTATTAATGGTGACACAGTTATAGGTAAAATACTAAACAAGTCTGGTATTGCACAGAATGATATGTTTAAAACAGTACCTGAACTTTACTGGAGTACTGGTGAGTTTTTATGGTCAACACAAAAAGTTTGGACAAGAATGCAATTAGTAACTCGTATTGCATATCCTTTACGATTAATAGCAGAAGGACAACCAAGAATGTGGTTATATGGATTAGATGCTTTACCTAACAACCCATTAAGTTATTTATCATACTTTTTATCTATGCCAAAATCTTTAGCTAGTAAATTTGCAAAAGTAGGTTTTAAAGTTCTTGATGAAGATGTTATGGGAGATAAATTTATTAAAGGACTTCGTAAAAGCAAAATGACAGCTCACGAAGCTATTGAAAAAGCTACAGGTAACTATCAAAACAAAGTATTTGGTCCAAGTAATAAAAATGCTTATATGCAGGAAAACTATGTAACTCTTACACTATCTGATGAGTTAATGGATAATGCAGATACTGTTCAAAGATTTGCTGATGCAATACAAATACAATATAACAATTTAGCTAAAGAGGATTTAGCAAAAGCTATATCAGAAGCTCTTGCAAATGGTAAACCACTTGATGCTGTAAAAGAGGCTTATTGGAAAGGTGATTTGCAAGATATAAGGTTAAGTCAACTTAGACTTTATGAACCAGGTAATGTCAACAAAACATTGTTAGCAACTAGAGAAGGAGCAGATGATTTAGTAGATGCTTATGCTAAATACATAAATGAAACAGTAGGATATGACAATAAATTATTACAAGGTTTAGCTACAGGTAGATTAGATGATGTAGATTTATTAAAATGGGATAGGTTTGAATCAGGTGCAAGACAAAAAATATCTGACAATATAAAAAATATGCTTAGAACATCTGAAAATAGACCAGGTATCATTGGTGCTCCTGATTATTTAGCAAAAGGAACTGCAGATGACTTTTTAACAAGACAGAAAAGAGGTGGCTCTTTCTTGTGGTATTATTTAGGTCAGTTACCAGAAGCAAGACTAAATCGTATACCTTCATTTAAACAATTTTATTACAGAAGAATAAAAGAAATATTACCTCAAATAGATGCTGCAGGACAGAAAAAATTATTAGCTAGAATGGATAAACTACCTAATGAATTAGTACAAGACCTTAAAAATGTAAAATCTATAAAAGGTGGTGGATTTAAAAAATATACTTTAGAAGAAGCCAGTCAAGATGCTATGGAATATTCTTTAAATCAACACAATAAAATACTTTACAACCTATCACAAAAAGGTTTAGTAGCAGATGCTTTTAGATTTATGTTCCCTTTCTTTGAGGCATATAAAGAAGTTGCTACATCATGGGGTAGAGGATTAGCACAAAAATCATATTCTACAATTAGACAATTTTCTAATGCTACACAAGCTGGTAGAAGGCAAGGTATTTTTTATAAAGATTTTAGAACAGGAGAAGATTATTTTGTTTATCCACAAAGCGAAGCAGTATCAAGAATTTTAGTTCCAGGAGAATCAGAAGATAGAGATGTTGATTCAAGATTAGTTGCACCTCTTGCAGGTTTTAACTTAATATCTACATCATTGTTGCCAGGTGTTGGTCCAATAGTAGGTATATCAGCAGGTGTTATAAAAAACTTAGCATCATTTGACAATGAAGAGTTAGTTAGAATATTCTTTCCATTTGGTTTGCCAGTAGAAGATATTGGAGAATTAGGAACAGGTGAAACTTTTATAAGAACTTTCTTGCCTGCTTACATGACTAAAGCTATTACAGCTTTAACAAATCAAGAAATAGATGGATTTAATTCTGAATATTTTGCTGCACAAATGAATGAAAGTATTAGAGTGTTGGCTTTATCAGAAAATCAACCACTAGAAACAGTTGAACAGTTTAAACAGTTTCAGGAAAAAGCATATAAGTTAACAAGAAATAGAATTTTGCTTAGAGCTTTTGCACAGTTTATGGCTCCTGCTTCACCTAGAATTATTTATCAACAGGCTTTTACACCAGAAAATGCAGAAGAATTATTAGAGGCTGTATTAGATACAGATAAATTAGGAAAACTAGATGTAAAAGATAGAAAGACTATGGTACAGCTAGGAGTACTTGCAGCTTATTATTCTAACCTAGAACAAGAAGCAGAAAAATTATATGGTGATGAAGGTGAGGAAATTGCTTTTTATACATTTGTTAGAAACTTGGGATTAGATAAAAATAGTTTAGAAGATTTATTAGCAGCAACTACATTAACAAAGGGTAAATATAAATCAAGGGGAGCTAAAGAACCACAGTTTGAGGGTGAGGTAAAGTTTGCTAAGGAATATCCAAGCATATTAGAAAAATATCCTCTGACTGGTGTGTATCTTACACCTAATATACAAGATGAAAAAACATTTGATGAAATACAATTTTTTGATTTACTTGATAAATTACAAGCTATAGACCCTGCAATATTTTTAGTTGAATCTCAAAAGTATTTATATAGTTTAATTAAAAAGAATTTAGTAGAACCACTAGATGGTGATTACAGTTTAGAAGCAAATATGATTAGAGATAAAGTAAAAGTAGAGTTAAATCAAATGCTTCCTTTTGGTGACCCTTATGTACAAGAAAACTTAGCTGTAATTTTAGATAGAAACATATTACAGCCCTACAGTACAGATATTGATGCAAATATATTAGAGCTAGAAAATATGGCAAAAGATAAAGCACTAGATGATATAGCTCCTGTTTGGACTGCAATAAATCAATATATGGAAGCAAGAGATATGGTACTTACTCTAATATCAGAAGATGCAGGAAGAATACCAGCAGACAGTAGAGAGTATGCAAAGGGCAGATTAAGAAATGCAGATAAAGAAGTCGCACAGTTTGGTAGAGAAATACTAAGAGATTTTGCAAAAATATTGTCAGCAGAAGTACCAGAATTTTTGGTATTGTATGATGACTTGCTTAGAAAAGAGATACAATATAATAGAGAAGAATAATTATGGAAGAAGAGAATAATCCTTTACAGGAACAATTAGAAGAAACTATTGAAGAAACTGCTAATGAGCAATTAAATAGGTTAGATACATCTACACCTGAAGGTATTGAGGGTATACAAGATGTTAAAAACCTTATAGACATATATTCAGATTTAAAAGGTAAGGGTAATTATCCTGCACCAATAGGAATGAATCAGTTTTATTTTGTTAGTGAAGATAATGTAAGTATTCCAACTGTTGAATATTTAACAGGTAGAGGTGTTTTATTATCAGATATTTATTTTCCTGGTGATGAAAGAGTTGTTTTAAATAATATAACAAATACAAATGATATAAAAAAATTACAGAAAAAATTACAATCTGCTGGTTATTTAAAGTCTGATGAATATAGACCAGGACTTATACAATCATCAACATATACAGCTATGTACAATCTTATGGGTGAAGCTAACAGGATAGGTTCTGATTGGAGTAATTTATTAGATGAAATAATAGTTAGTCCACTTTATGACCCATCTGATTTACCAGAGTTTCAAGAGCCAGATTTTGTCACATTAACTAATGATGTTATAAATACTGTAAAACAAGAAATAGGTAGAACACCTACACAATCAGAAATAGATATACTTACATCAATATTTGCTGGTTTAAAAGAAAAAGAATTTCAAGAAGGTATTGATGCACTTACAGATACTCTTCAACCAGGTTATGCTAAGAAAAGAGTTTTTGACCCTCAAACACAAACATTTGTAGACCAAGTAGTAGAAACTTCACCTGCAGTAGCACAACAATCTGCTTTTGATGCTAATGAAAGGTTTCAAGCTAAAGTGAGAGAACTATTTAAACCTGAAATGGATTTTAACCAACGAAGGGAACAAACAAGAAATGTTGCCAACATTATTAAGTCTAGCGTTGCTGGGCTTAGGAGCATTGGTGGCTGAAAATCCTTATGATGTAGAAGGTGGACTAAGTCCTGGTGATATTGCTGGATTTGCAAAGAAAGCTGGGTTTCCAGATGAGGTCATACCTGAAGCAGTAAGAATTGTTTTACTAGAATCTAAGGGTCAGCCAGACAAACTACAAAATGACAGAGGTCCTGCTGTAGGTTTATTCCAAGTAGATTTATCTGCTCATTGGGATTTAGGTGGCGAGAAAAACTCTATGCGTAAATGGTTTAAGCAAAGAGGTATTAAAACTCGTAAAGATGCTGTACAATGGTTACAAGACCCTTTGAATAATGCAGAGGCAGCTTTCCAAATATGGTCTGATAGGAAAAAAAGAAAAGATAGTCCTACAGGTTGGGAGGCTTGGTCTGCTTATAATGGTGGTAATAAACCAGACAATAGGCAACAAGAAGATTGGGATATGGCTACAAATGCTATGGAAGCATATATGCAATCCTTACAACCTAAAGATGAGGTAGAGATGGAAGAAGAAACAGTAGAAGAAGTTGTAGAAACACCAAAGGTAGAAGAACCTACTGTAGAGCCACAACCAATGCAACAAGAAAACTTTTTAAGACAAAGGCAACAAGAAGCATTTAGAGCTAAAGAAATAGAGAATAGACCTATGTCACCTAGAAAACAACAGATTAATGATATATTCGTTAAGTTATTTGCTAGTTTAGGAAGAATGTAATGGCACAAGTAGTCGTATATGGACCAAATGGGGCTAGAACAACAGCTAATACTGAACGCAGAACTGGAGAAGAAAAATCAGAATATGAAAGACTAATAGCTGGTGAAATACCAGGTAGAGAAGGTTATAAAGGAGCAACACAAAAAGAACCATTAACACCAGATTATCCTGGTGATTATGGAGGAGAAGATGCATCTACTCCTATGAATGAAAGAGAAAGTGTTGTTGGTGTTGGTAATACCAGCTATGACCCTAAAGATTATACAAATGTAGGACCAGATGGAGAAGTTGTTATTACACAAGATGGTGTACCTGTTGATGATGCTTATGTTAGAAAAATACCAGCAGGTGGTGAAATAGTTAAAGTTGCAGATAAATTTTATGTATTGTATCAAGTTCCTAATTCAAATTTATCAATAAGTTATGAAGCTAGTGAAGCAGATATAAAAGGTCTATATCCTTTAGATTATGACAAACAACAATTTGATACTTTATCTGAAGCAGAATTTAATGGTTTAGGCTCTATAGATTTTGGTAATATAGCTGAACTTTATGACCCTAGATACATTACATCTGGACTAACACCATGGGAAGGTTTTATTGATTATTTAGATAAAGAAGCAGAACTTAGACCTTGGTTAGCAGATGAAGAAATGGTATTTTTATTAGCAGAAGCAACTCTTGAAGGCAGGACTGTTACAGAAACAGAATGGAAAACAACTAATTGGTGGAGAACACATACACAAGATGAGAGAGATTGGTTGTTATTATCACAAGGTAAGTCTATAGAAGAATTACCTGCAGATGCACAATCAAAAATAGTTGATGATAAGATTGCAATAAGAAACGCTATGATACAAGCTGGTGTTTCTAATCCACCAGATAATCTAATTAACTGGGTTTCTAATAAATTTACAACAGGACAATGGTCTGATACTTACACAGAGGACCAGATAGCTTTAGTAGCTGACCCATCAAAAGTAGGAACACTAGATACAGATTTACAAGATTTTATTAGTGGAGATGCTATTGAGTATGATACTACAAGAGCTGGTGAAGATAGAGTAACACAGTTATATAAGAGATATTTAGGTCCTGTATTTGGTGATGTACAAGCTAATTTAATTGCAGAAGAAGCAGGTAAATTAAGAAATGATGCAGATTATGAACAAGAACTAATTACAAAACTTACAGCACAAAAGAAGAGTTTGTTTCCAAACTACGCAGAAGATGTTACTTATGAAGAGTTTGCTGCACCATGGGAAAACTTTACAACTAATCAATGGGGTCAGCAAGTAGATACTACAAGTGAATACTTTCAAGAAGTATTGAAATTAAATGATGCTACGAAAGCTAGTAAGTATCTTACACAAAAAGGTTTAGAAGTGGGCGTAGATAAGGTTGTTAATGAGGCTTTAGATGCTTTGAAGGTATTTGGGCAAGGAGTTAGAATACAATAATGGCAGATTTTAGAGCAGAAGTACAAGCATTATACCCATTTCTACCAGAGGGTCTAGTAGATTTGTTTATAGAGAAGTACATAGATTTTGATAAAAATGTAAACCTAGCACTAGGTGCAGTAAGACAAGATGAAGATTATGATAACTATTTTCCTGGTAATCAAAGAGCAGATGGTTCTGTAAGGTTATCAGAGGCAGAGTATGGCTCTGTTTTAGAATCATACAAAGATTCGCTAAGAACATTTGGTATAAACCCTGATGTATTTGCAGATAACTTTGGACAGTTAGTAGAAGGTGATGTAAGTCCAACAGAGTTTAAATCAAGATTAAATACTGTATATAGTGGTATTGAACAAAACATACCAGAAGTAAAAGAATATTATGCTACAAACTTTGGTATTGATTTATCAGAAGAATCAATATTTGCTGCTGCTGTTGACCCAACATTAGGTGATGCAATACTTTCTGGACAGATAACACAAGCACAAATAGGTGGTGAAGCAGAAGCTAGAGGTATAGAAATATCACAACCACAGATAGAAAGACTACAAAGATTTGGAGTAACACAGCAACAAGCTAGAGAGGTGTTCCAAGCAGCACAGATAGAAGTTCCTAGAATACAAGAGCTACAAGCTAGAGGTGGTAGAGAAGTTGCAGAAGAAGATGTATTTGGAGTAGAAGAGTTTACAGAAGCTGCAGTATTTAGGACACCTGAAGAGATAGAAGAAGTAAGACTTTTAGAAGCAGAAGAAGCCACTAGATTTACACCATTGACAGGTGCTGCTAGAAGAGGTCGTAGGGTACTAGGTTTAGTAGAAGAATAAACTTGACATACTATATCTAGTGGTATAATGAAATTGTCGCATAGTGGTAGTCTGCGAATATAAATTGACTCTGCACTCTCCAGCTTATAACTGGCGTGTAAGCTGCGTATTACAATTCGCCTAGTATCTGAATAGCCCAGAAGTGGCTGACAATTCTAGTTATTCTTAAATTTAATTTGTCGCCTATCGCATCATTATCCCAAGGGTGATGCAGTTTATAGCAACACTTGGAGTAGGAGAAAAAATGGAAAACGAAGTAGAAAATACAGTAGAAGAAGTACAAGAAGATAATAATGCTATCAAGCAAATGCGTGAGCGTATTAAAGAACTTGAATCAGTAGAGAAAGAGTTTAAGTCTGTAAAGATGGATAACGCCATCACAGATGCAGGATTTGACCCAAACTCTGGTGAAGGTAAAGCATTAAAAGACTTGTATAAAGGTGAGTTAGAAGTAGAGGCTATAAAGCAATTTGCTGCTGACTATGGTTGGGGTGAAACTCCAGCAGAACCATCACAAGAAGAACTACAAAGACAAAGAGTTGTTTCTGGTCAAGATAGTTTAGATACTGTTATAGAAGCATCAGTTCCTGTAGAACCTGTAGGCATAGATGACCAAATAAATCAAGCACAAGCTGATGGTGATTGGCAAACAAGTTCTAATCTCAAAGCAGATAAATTAAGAGCACTAACTAAAAAAAAGTAAAGGAGATTTAAAATGGGTGCAGTATCAGGATTGGGAGATTCGTATGACCTTCCCAATTTCGTGGGTGAGTTATTTAATATAACTCCAAATGACACACCTTTCCTTTCTGCTATTGGTGGAATGACTGGAGGTAAATCAGTTACCTCTAAACAATTCACCTGGCAAACAGTTGACAATGCAGCAGCAGCTCAAACAGTAGTTGCTGAAGGTGCAGATGCAACTTTCGCAGAAAGAAGCAGAAGCGAAGTAACAAATGTTACTCAAATCATGCAATATGGTGTACATGTTTCCTACACAAAACAAGCAGCAACAGGCAACCTTTCAGGTGAATCTATATTAGGAAATCAGCCAGTTCAAGATGAATTGTCTTTCCAATTAGATATGGCTATGAAAAGAGCAGCCAGAGATATTGAGTTCTCTTTCCTAAGAGGTTCATATGTAGCTGACACAAATGTAGGAACAGCAAGAAAAACAAGAGGTATGCTTTCAGCTATCGCTACTAACGAAGTAGCTGGTGGTAACGCAGCTCTTGACCAAGCAAAAGTAAATGCTTTGATGAAAGCTATGGCAGATTCAGGAGCTCCATTTGAGCAACCTGTAATTATGGCTAACGCTTTCCAAAAGCAAAAACTATCTTCAATCTATTCAAGTGCATTGTCACTTGCACCAAGAGATAGAAACTATGGTGGCGTAAATATACAAACTATAGAAACTGACTTTGGTGAAGTAGGAATTGTCTATAGCAGACACTTACCTGCTGAAGATATAATTTGCGTTGACCTTGCGTATTGTAAGCCTGTATTCTTAGACATTCCTGGAAAAGGACACTTTTTCGCTGAACCACTTGCACAAACTGGAGCAGCTTATAAGTTCCAAATCTATGGAGAAGTTGGACTAGAATATGGACCAGAACAATTCCATGGCAAAATTACATCACTATCAACTTCCTAATAAGTAGTTAGATAGTATATTTATTAGAGGGAGATAAATACTTCTCCCTCTAGTAACATAGGTATATATGGCAGCAGTAAGCACACTTGTAGATAGAATATATAGAGATTTTTTAAACAAACCAGATGATTTATCTGCGTTTTCTCGTTTAGATGGAGCTATGTCAGATACAACAGGTACAACACTTACCTATGAATCAGGACTATTTTCATCTGAAGAAGAAAACTTGTTAGGTAATGGAGCATTAGTAGAAGTTGACCAAGAGTTAATGCTAGTTACTGCAGCTAATACATCTACAAGAACACTTACTGTATCAAGAGGTTACTCTGGTACAACTGCTGCAACACACGCAGATAAAACAAATATTTTTATAAATCCAACATTTCCTCGTAAGTCTGTATTTGATGCAGTAGCAGATAACATAGTTAGGTTATATCCAAGTTTGTATAATGTAACAACAACTAATGTAACTTCTGGTAGTACATACGCAGAAGTACCAGCAAGTACAGTAGAGATATTAACTTCTTATGTACAGAATGCTAGTGGTGAACAGTACACATCTGCTGGTATAGAACTACTAAGAGATTTCCCACCATCAACAACTAATACTGCTGTACAGTTTTATAACACATCTAGTGGAAAAACAGTACATTTAGTTGTAAAAAGAAAGTTTGTTAGACCTACATCAGAAACTGTAGATTTAGCTACTGATTGTCTTATATCTGATGAGTATGAGCAGATAGTTATGGTAGGTGCTGTAGCTGACATTGTGGGTGCTACAGATGTAGATGCCTCAACACAAGAGTTTATAACAGAGAAACTAGCTGCTGATAGCTATCCAGTAGGTTCAGGAGAAAGACTTAGAAATGCACTACTTAGACTTAGGTCATTGTTGATAGATGAAGCAAGAGGGAACTTGCGTTCTTTATATCCTGCTCCTGTATCAATAATGAACATAAACTATAGTGCATAATGGCTGTATTACCTTCACCCAGCAACACATCTGCACCTGAATCACAAGGTTTTGAAGCTAACTTAGATGACTTATTTCTTAGATTTGCTGTAGGTCCTGGTAGGCAGATGAGCATAAATACTGCTCCACTACAGGCACAAGCTATACAGACATCAGAAACACCAGAAGATTTCCAACAGGAGTTTGGTCAAATATTTTCAAGGACAGACTTTGCTGGTGGTAGTGGTTTAGACAAAGCACACAAAAGAAATGCAGGTCCTAATGACTTCCAAAGATATTGGGATAGCAAAGGTATTGATGTATTTAGTGGTAAGCAAGTAGGACAGGAATACAAAGTATCACTATTACACGATACAGATGAAGTGCAAACAGAATCAGCAACAAATCTATATATGCAAGAGTTAGGTGGAGATATATTTTATGCTGCTGGAGATACTCTTAAAGTTGTAGGAACACCATTGACAGACACTTCTTCTACAGAAGATGGTGGTGTAGGAAATGGTAAACCTAGTTCAGGTAACAATATTACAGGTATGGCTGTATTAGGTACAAAGTTGTATCTTGTAGCAAATGGAAATATTTACATAAGAAATAGTGCAGGTAATTTTACAACACACAATACTCATAAAACATATAGCAAAATATGGTCTATGAAAGGTCGTATTGTTGCTAGTGATACTTCTGGTGATTTATATGAAGTACCTGATAGCAGTAATCCTACAACTATGAAAACATTACCTACTGGCACAGAGTGGACAGACTTAGCAGATGGTGGTGCAGTTGTGTTAGCTTGTGCAACAGATGGATATATATATTCTTTTGCAGATGTGTCATCATCACTTACGCTAAAAGGACAGACATTTGTGGAGGGCGAAGTACCTAATGCAATAGATGCAGCACAAGGTCTTATATTTTATGGCACATATCAAAATACTGCTAGTGGAAAAATTGGTAGATTGTATGTAGCAGAAATAACAAATGCTAACAGTTTGTATGTACTTGTAAATGCACAATTAATAAAACAATGGGGTGATGGTACAACAACACTTAATCAAGCACCATATAAAATTATATCTACTAGAGATAGTATTTATACAGGCATAGTAGATAGTGCAAGTAAAACTAATCTTTGGCGATATTACTTACCAACAGGTGGTATAGCCAGAGATGTAGAGTTTGCAGAAAGTGGCATAGTGGAAGGTATAGCAGTATTCTCTGATAGAATATTTGCAACAATATCTGGTGGTGGATTGTTTAGAGAAAGCACAGATTATGTATCTACAGGTTACATTATTACACCACTTGCAGATTTTTTTACTTCAGAAAAAAAACAATGGGTAGGTGCAAAAGTAAACACTAATGTTGTAGCTTCAGGTTCTGTTAAATTATTTACTTCTACGATTGCAGCAGATATAAACAACCCTACTGCTGCTACTTGGGCAGAACAAGTATCTATATTTTCTGGTACAGGTGGTGATGAAGAAGTTATGACACTTGTAGATGGTAGATGGATAGCAGGAAAAATAGAACTAAATACAGATGATGTAACACAATCACCAGAAATGTTGTCATTTGCTATTAGAGGTTTCCAGCTTGTTAATGACTTGGTAGTAGATATGCCTGTAAATATATCTGACCAGATAGAAAGACCATTTAGAAAAGCATTACGAGTACAAGGTCAAGGAGATTTAGTATATCAAGCACTTCGTAACAAAGAAGGTAAGAATGTGCAATTAGAGATATTTAGACCAGATACATTATTACGAGGTATAATAGAAAATGTTAGTAGTCCTATAGAAGAAATTAGTCCTAGAGGCTCTGTAACAATGTATTGTTTGGTAAGATTTAGAGGTAGCAAAGTAATACAAACTTCAAGTTCTGGAGTAGGATTAGGTATAGAACTATTAGGAGTAGGTAGATTAGGATAGAATGACAGCAAGAGAAACTAACTTATTAAATGCTTTTGAAACAACTTTGACAGGCACTATTGGTGCATCAGATGTAGTATTTAATGTAAACTCTGTTGTTGATTCTGCTGGAAATCAAATACAACCAGATAGTTATTTAGTTCTAAATCCAGATAGTGCATCAAATAGAGAAGTTGTATTAATATCTGCTGTAAATGCTAGTTCAAAACAATTAACAATAAATTCTGTTAGTGATAGATATTTAACTGGTTCAGCAGCAAATTCAGGATTATCACACGCTTCAGGTTCTGTTGTAAGAATGGCACCACTTCAACAACACATAGAAGATATTAATGACAGAGTAGATACAATAATCAACGAAGCTGGTACTGCAGTTGTAACAACAGGAGTAGTAAAAGATGAAGATAATATGGCTTCTAACTCTGCTACACATCTTGCAACACAGCAGTCAATTAAAGCGTATGTAGATACTCAACTTACAGCAGAGGATTTAGATGTTGATGCTGATAGTGGAGGACCAATATCTATTGACTTAGATTCAGCAACATTAGATTTAGAAGGTGGAACTGGTATAGATACAACTGCTAGTACAGGCAAAGTTAGTTTTGCAATAGATAGCACAGTAGCAACTCTTACTGGTTCACAAACACTTACAAACAAAGGAATTAACTTAGCTAACAATACAGTTACATCTACACTTGCACAATTAAATACTGCTGTATCTGATGCAACGCTTGTAGATTTAGATGATTCACAAACTCTTACAAATAAGGAAATTAACTTTGAAAATAACAAAGCAATAGTTGTATATGTAGTTACAGAATCAGGTGGTAACTTTTTAATTGATGGCGAAGCAAATGCAACAATATCATTTAGACCTGGTGTTGTACATAGATTTGATGTATCTGATAGTTCAGTAGCATCACACCCATTTGTATTATCAGAAACAAGCGAAGGTACAGCTTATACAACTGGTAGAACTGCTAGTGGTTCACAAGGTAGTGCTAATGCTTATATTGAATTTACTGTAGATGCTGATACTCCTGATAATTTATATTATTACTGTTCATCACACTCTGGTATGGGTGGAAAAATTGGTGTATTTGGTTCTACTTTAGAAGGTGGTTCAGGTCTTACAATTACAGGAAATAGTATTGCAGTAGATGCAACAGTAATTACTGGTCAAACAAATGAAGGAACTGCTGATAATAATGATGTTCTTCTTATTTATGATGATACAGCTAGTGCGTTAAAGAAACAGACTAGAGCTGCTTTCTTAACTGGTACTGGTGTTGGTAATATGAATAGCTTTACAATATCAGATGGTGGCACATCTCAAACAATTAGTGATGGTAACACAATAACATTTAGTGGTACTTCTAATGAAGTAGAAGTAGCAGTAAGTGCTACAGACACAGTTACAATAGGACTTCCTTCTAGTATTACTGCAAACCTTGTAGGTAATGTAACAGGTAATGTTTCTGGAACAGCAGGTGGATTATCTTCAACATTAACTGTAGCTAGTGGTGGTACAGGTGCTACATCTTTTGCAGACAAAGCTGTAATAATTACACAAGATAGTGGAACAGATACTTTAGCTGCTGCTGCTATGGACGCAAATGGTGAACTACTTATAGGTGGTACATCTGGTCCAGCAGTATCAACACTTACAGCAGGTACAGGTGTAACAATAACTAATGGAGATGGAACTATAGAAATCTCTGCTCCTGATGTTGGAGATATTACAGCAGTTAACACAGCATCTAACTCTGGTTTAGCTGGAGGTGCAACATCTGGTGCAGTATCGCTAACAGTTGACCCATCTAACTTAGCTGATGGTTCTAGCGTTACAGTAGATACAGCTAATGACTTGCTTATATTAGAAGATGTTACAGATGGTACAGTTTACAAAGTAAAACCAAATCAGATAGCATCAGGTTCAGCTAACGCATTAGTTGATGGCGATTCAGATTTTACAATTACAGATGGTATTGCTAATGGAATACACTACGAGTTAGACAATACAGATATGGCTGACTGGAATCAAGCAGGTGTTGTACTTTCAACAGCAGGTGGTATATTTCAACATCACCAAACACAAGCTGCAACATATTCTGTTCCAGCAAGTACAGGTGCTGTATTAGCAGGACCTATAACAATCACAGGAACAATTACGAATAATGGTACAATGGTCGTTATCTAATGGCTAATGTAAAAGTAAACACAATATCAAAAGTATCTGGCAACAATGTTGCTATGAGTTGTTCTTTAAATTTAAAGTCTTATACAACAACACAGAGAAACGCATTAACAAGTGCTGCTGGTGACATAATATACAACACCACAGACAGTAAGGTTCAGTTCTACAATGGAAGCAGTTGGAGTGATTTATAATGAGTACATTAGAAACCAACTCTATAGGTAAATACTCTGGCAATAATGTTTCTATTGATGATAGTTTAAATTTAAAGTCATACACTACAACACAAAGAGATGCACTTACATCAGTTGCTGGAGATGTTATATACAATACAACTGACAGTAAAGTTCAAGTATATACAGGTTCTGCTTGGGAAGATTTAGGTGGATTAGATGCCTTTGCTTTAGAATACCTTGTTATTGCTGGTGGAGGTGGAGGTATAGCAGGTTACGCATCAAGTAATGGTGGTGGTGGAGGTGGTGCTGGTGGCTATGTGTGTAATGTATCTGGAGAAAAAACTGGTGGTAATTTAGACACAACAGACACAGATTTTTATGCTTCTAAAAGTAAATCTTATGATGTATCAATAGGTGCTGGAGCATCTGGAACTGGTGCTGGTGGTGCTGGTGGTTCAGATAGCTACTTTCAAAATATAATTGCTGTTGGTGGTGGTAGTGGTTGTGGAGATGGTAACTCATATACAGTTGGAAGTAGAGATGGTGGCTCTGGTGGTGGTGGATTGTATGGAAACCCAACAGGAGCTTATGAAACAAGAAACCCTGGTAAAGGTACTTCAAGACAAGGATTTGATGGTGGATATGGTGGAACAAGTGATAATGTAAACAGAGGTCCAGGTGGTGGTGGAGGTGGTGCAGGTTCAGTTGGTGGAAATGGAGAAACTTTAGGAAATGCTAATTCTGATGCAGGAAATGGTGGTGCAGGTTTAAGTTCATCAATCACAGGTTCTGCTGTTTCAAGAGGTGGTGGAGGTGGTGGTGGAATTAGAAGTGATACTGGTTCAGGTGCACCAGGTACAGGTTCTGCTGGTGGTGGTTCTGGTGGTACTGCTAATAGTAATGGTAATGCAGGAACAGCTAACACAGGTGGTGGTGGTGGTGGAGGTTCTGGAGATGATGCTTCTTACTCTGGTGGTAATGGAGGTAGTGGTGTAGTCATACTTAGATATGCAACAGCAGATGTAGCTTCTTATTCACAAACAGGTTTAACAATAGCATCTAGTACAAGTGGTTCTGACACAATATTACAAATTACAGCAGGTACAGGAACAATTACATTTAGTTAGGATAATATGAGTGAATTAAAAACAAATCAAATTTCAACAAATGATGGCAACAATGTATCTATAGATAACTCTTTAAATTTAAAGTCATATACAACTACTCAAAGAGATGCTTTAACTTCTGCTGCTGGAGATAGTATATACAACACAACCACATCAAAAGTAGAATACTATGATGGTTCAGCTTGGCAACAAACAGGTGGAGATGGTTTAGTTCCTATACAATATTTAGTTATTGCTGGTGGTGGTGGTAGTGCTGCAGGAGAGAGCGCTACTGCTGGTGGTGCAGGTGGTGGAGGTGGTGCAGGAGGATATAGAAACTCCTATGCTTCTGAAACTTCTGGTGGTAATAATACTACAGAACAACCTTTTAGAATAAATCCAGATGGTTCTACTACATACACAGTAACTGTGGGAGCTGGTGGAGCAGGTGGTAGCTCACACGATGACCATGGCAGTCCTGGTAGTGATAGTAAATTAGCTACAGTTATTTCATTTGGTGGTGGAGCAGGAGCTGGTGGAAGTTCTACAGGAGGACCTGGTGGTTCTGGTGGTGGTAGAGGTGCAGATACTTCACAACAAACAGACCCATTATATTTAGGTGGTTTAGGTGTTCCTGGACAAGGATTTAGTGCTTCACAAAGTGCTGTTTATCGTAAAGGTGGTGGAGGTGGTGGAGCTTCTGAAGCTGGTAATACTGATGGAGATGTACAAGGTGGAGATGGTTTATCATCTTCAATTACAGGTTCTGCTGTTACAAGAGGTGGTGGAGGTGGTGGTGGTACTGGTGCTAATGTTGATACACAAGCTGCTGGTGGTGATGGTGGTGGAGGTACTGGTGGTAGTCGTGGCGTAGATGCAGTAAATGGTACTGCTAACACAGGTGGTGGTGCTGGTGGTAGTGGTTCTGGTAAAAGCACAGGTAAAACAGGTGGTTCTGGTGTAGTCATACTTCGTTGGGCTACTGCTAATGCAACAATAGGTGGCACTAGAACAGGACTTACAGATGGTGGAGTTCAAACAGATGGTTCAGATAGTTACATAGTTTTTACAGCAGGAACAGGAACAATTACTTTTAGCTGATATAATAGGAGAGATATGGCACATTACGCATTTATAAACGAAAACAATATAGTAACAGAAGTTATTGTAGGTAAAGATGAAGATGATACTACAGATTTACCAGAAGGTTTTGCAGACTGGGAAGCCTGGTATGCAGATTTTAGAGGTCAGACTTGTAAAAGAACTTCTTACAATACAATAGCTAACACACATACTGGCGAAGGTACACCTTTTAGAGGTAACTATGCAGGTATTGGGTTTACTTATGACACAGAAAATGATGTATTTTATCCACCACAACCTTATGGTAGCTGGACACTTACATCTAACTGGGTATGGGAAGCACCTATTGCTTACCCAGATGATGGTAATGCTTACATTTGGAATGAGAATGCGTATCAAGGAGATAACACCCAAGGTTGGGAACTCGTAAATGAGTAGCGAACTTAAAGTAGATACCATATCAGAAAAGACTTCTGCTAATGGTGTAGCAATAGATAGTGTTACATTAAAAGATGGTGCAGTTGTAGGAGCAGCTTTTACAGATTATGTAGAAACAGATGTTACTGTTACTTCAGCAACTACTTTAGCGATAGACTTAGCTAATGGTAATACAGGTTCTGTTACACTTGCACACTCTGTTACAGATATAGATTTTACAAATGTACCTGCAAATGGTACTTCTTCATTTACATTAAAGGCAACACAAGATGGAACAGGTAGCAGAACTTTAGCTATAAACAAAGTAACTGTAAATGGTGGTTCAGAAGCAGTTGCTTTAACACAAGGAAATGCAGGTATAACTTTAAGTACAGCAGCTAACGCTGTTGATTTAGTTACATTCTTATTTTTTGATGCAGGTAATCCTTTAGTTAATGCTTTATTAGATTTTAAAAATAGTTAGGAGTTCATATGCCATTAGGTGCAACACGATTTGGCTTTCTAGGTGCTCCAGACCCAGGTAAACTAGAATTAATTGAAACTAAAAATGTATCATCTTCATCTAGTGCAATATTTACTTCTATTCAAGAAAGCACATACAATATACATTTTTTAACAGTGAATAATTTTCAACCTAGTGATGATAGTAAATTTTGTGCAATAAGATTTTATGAAAGTGGTGTTGAAGAAAGTGGTAATGTTTATAAATACGCAACTCAATATGGTAGAGCAAATGGAACTTTTGGTGCTTCACAAGCATCAGGAACAAATTTTTTGTTAGCTGGTGTTACAACAGGTAATCAAGCTAATGAGCAAAGTCATTCTTATTCTTATTTTTATAATTTAGGTGATAGTTCAAAATATAGTTTTCAATCATTACACTCTGCTAATACAAGTAATGCAACAGTATTTACTTTTAATTATGGTAGTGGAGTATTACCACAAGCAAGTACAGTTGACCAGATAAAATTATTTGTTACAGCAGGAACTTTTGATTGTACAGCAAGTTTATATGGAATTGCAGAAAGTTAAATAATGGCAGGAAGTTTAGAATTTATAAAATCTGCTACTGGAAGTTCTGTTAGTTCATTAGATGTTACAAATTGCTTTAGCGATACTTATGATGTGTATGCTTTTTCAGTAGCAAAAGTTGTTTCAACTGGAAGTGGTTATATTAATTTAAGATTTTTAGATAGTGGGGGAACAGTTATTACTACAAGTAATTATGATTATGCAAACCATATATTGTTGGATTATTCTACATTTTTAGAACAAAGAGAAACTAATAATAATGCAATAGATAGAATTATGAGGAGAGATGGAACTTCAGCACAACAAAGTGGTGGTTATCATTACATCTTTAATCCTTATGACAGTTCAAGCTACACATTTTATCAAGGACAAGCTGGTGGGTCAATAATAACTGGAAGTGGTTTAGTTGGACTTAAATCTATTGGTGTTCATAAATCAGCAGAACAAATATCAGGGTTTCAATTAAATGCTTCTGCTGCACTTACGTTAGAAGTATCAGTATATGGAGTTAAATAATGGCAGGTAGTTTAATAAAAATAGCAGAAACAACAGTTTCATCAGCAGTAGCAAGTGTTACTTTAACAGGTATTGATAGCACTTATGATGTGTATATGGTTAGGTTAAGTGATGTTATACCTGCAACTGATGATAAAAATATGCAAGTTCAAGTAACAGTAGGGGGAACTGCTGATAGTACTGCAAATTATGATTTTGCTTATAAACAGTTAAGGTCAGATACTACTTTTTCTAATACAGCTGGCACTAATTATTCAATAGGTGTTTTACCTATTTTAAGTATTGGTAATGTAGGTGGTGAGGGTGCAAATGGTGTATTTTATTTATTTAATTTTGCTAATGCTAGTGAGTACAGTTTTGCAACAGTAGAAACAAATTTTGTTGATTATCTAGGAAATTTAAAAGGTATGCAGGGTGGATTTGTGCATACTGTAGCTCAATCCTGTGATGGATTAAAATTTACTTTGGAAAGTTCAACTAATTTTTCAACAGGTTCTAGCTTTGCTTTATATGGTTTAAAGAAGTAAGTATAAGAAATATATAGTAAGATAGGAGTAATATGGCAACATTAGAAGAATTAACAACAGAAGCTACAGCAGAGATAGAAGCTGCTAAACCTTTATATAAGCAAGTCAATAATGAAAAACTTGAATTTACTGATGATGATTATGACCAAGCTATAACAGACCTTGCTAATAGCAAATGGAATGACCAACAGTTTGGTTATATCCAAGCTAGACAAGAAGCGTATGGCTCTATTGCTGACCAATTAGATATGCAGTACTGGGATTCTGTAAATGGTACAACAACTTGGAAAGACCACATAGCTAAAGTTAAATCAGATAATCCAAAACCTAGCTAATAAAAAAACCTATGATACAATCCAATTATGGATTTTATTTTTGGTTTCTTCGTAGGTTATCTTTGTAAAGAGATAGTATCTTATCTTAAAAAATTAGCTAATGAATCTACACAAACAGATTGGGATAAAGAGTGGGATTGGATGTCACCTTTACAGGAAGATGATTTACCATAAATGACAAACAACAATGGCTACACGCAGAAGGAATTACTCAATATGGTCATTGAAAGACTTGATAGGTTAGAAGAAAAACTAGATGCAAAACTAGATAAAGCAGAGTTTTATAAAGTACTAACGCTACTTGTAGCACTTGGTGGAGTTGTTGCAGCGATTGTAATGTAATGCTAAGAATACTCTTAGCTATTTTTTTACTAATACCTTTGCCTGTAATGGCTGACCATGTTCCAACACAACCTGCGTACAATCAGTCAATAGCATTAGATACTACAACAGGTGATTTAACTATAGGTATATATACATCTGATGGATTTGAAGATAGTCCACCAGAAAAATACACAATATGGTTTACGATTAGTGATGAAACTATAGATACAACTACTGCTTATTGTGTATCTACTTCTTTTGGACATACAGATAATCTTGTTTGGAACTACTATGTATTTTCTTTAGAAGATTTACAAACATATTTTGAAAATCCATATGGTACATTTAGAACGCAGATAAGGTCTGATAATGATACAGACAATAGTTATAGTACACTAACAGCAGAACAAACTATTACTATACCTAATCAATTACCATTTATAAATTTAGGAGAATGGACAGCACCTACTACTACTTGTGTAGATACATCTACTACTACAACAACTACATCATCTAGCACTACATCTAGCACAACAACTGTGCCTGATACAACTACTACATCTAGCACAACTACAACTACTACAACCACAACAACTACTACTGTGCCACCTCCACCACCTCCACCACCACCTCCACCTGAACCAGAAACAGTAGAGGTTGTAATGGAAGATGGTTCTAAAGCAGAATATAAACCATCAGAAGTTGAAGATGGAACTGTTGATAGAGATAACCAGCGTAAAGCTAATGAAGAAGCGTATGGTTGTTATATGACTGATATACAGATAGAGCGTGGAGATTGTGATATACCAGAAGAAGAACCAGAAGAAGAAGTTATAATAGTTGTTGATGAAGAACAACCAGATACCAAAGAGGAGCTTCCTGATGATGATGTTGTGGTACCTGAAGTGGAACCTAAAGATGAAGTGGAAGATATTGAACCTATCAAAGAAAAAGATATTGTTGAAGAGGAAGTGGAGATTGATGTTGAGATACTTGAAGAAGAGTTTGACTTTGAAGAAATTGTCATTGAGATACCAGAAATAATTATTATAGAAGAAGAAATTATAGAAGAAGAGATTATAGAAGATGAGTTGGATAAAGAGATACCAGGAGATGACATCATCAGAGAAAATACAGTTCAAAAGGAAGATGTCAAAGACCAGGATATACAAGAAGAAATAAAAGAGCCTGAAGAACTTACTGAAGAAGAAGTAGCTATAGAGGTTGCAGAGATAGAAGAAGTTGTAGAAGTTCCTATCGTAGAAGAAGATGCAACAGAGGAAGAAGTTGCTGAAGCTATAGAAGAATATGTAGAAGAACTAGAAACAGAAGAAGTCATAGAAGTTCTTGAAGAAGTTAATGATGTTGGTGTACAAAACTTAGAAGAAGTATCAGAGGAAGTACAAGAGGTTATACAAGCAGTAGTAGAAGAAGCTATTGAAGATGTAGCAGAACTTACAGAGGAACAGGTAGAAGTTGTAGCAGAAGTGTTACAAGTAGAAAAAGAAGATGTTGAAATTATTGCTGAAGCTGTAAAAGAAGATGAGGTAGTAGCAGAAGCAGTTGAAGAGTATGTAGAAAGAGCAGTTGAGAACGCTGATGTAGAAGATTACACACTTGCTGATGTGGTAACAGAGGTACAGTATGAGGCTTTCTTAGAAAATCCTATAGAAGTATTAGTAGATTTTGACAACATAACAGAGATAAACTTGTCAAACATATCTGATGATATGACACAGGACCAGAAAGAAAAAGCACAGGAGGTCGTAGTTCCTGTAATCTTGACTAGAATAGCTAGTATGGCTGCGTTTATATTTAGGAGAAGCTAATGATTAAAAAGTTATGGTCTTGGCTAGTAGAAGCAATTAAAGAAACACTAAATCTTAGTTGGACTTTAGTTGGTTTAGTGATTGCAACACTTACGCTTACTGGAAGTGCTCAACAAATCACAGGATTAGCTACTATAATAACTTTAGGTATATGGTTGTTAACCATAGGCTTTAGAAAAGGAGAATAACATGGACTGCTGTGGTAGTGGTTGCTGTGGTGGTAAGTAATGTGTGTGTCCTATGTTAATGAAGCAGGTACGCATATTACTATTTGTAATGGAGAATATGGAGGTATAGGTGAAATTAACTGTAGTTAGGACACAATTTGGAACAGATGCAACAAATGGTTTGTTGTTTATAGATGGTATTTTTGAATGTTATACATTAGAAGACCAGTATCAAGCAGTAAAGGTGATGCACGAAACCTGCATACCAGAAGGAACTTATGATATTAAGTTTAGAAAGACAGGTGGTTTTCATGCTAAGTATTCAGAGAGATATAAGAACGCACACTATGGAATGTTGCATATACAAGATGTGCCTAACTTTACCTATATACTTATACACACAGGAAATACTGATGAACATACATCAGGTTGTCTAATCGTAGGTGAAACACAACAAGATTTAGAAGTATCTAAAGATGGCTTCATAGGCAGCAGTACAGTAGCGTACAAAAAAATGTATTCAAAAGTTGCCAGTCAATTACTTCAAGGTAAAGATGTGACCATAGAATACACAACAATAAACAAACTATTAGAGGATAAACAAGACAATAAAGCAAAAGACCATGTCGTTTTAGCTAACACAGTTTATGAAAAATTAGAAGAAATAAATGGAAATGTTTTGATAGGTAATGCTATGTTGAAAGGGAGGTTAATTCAATAATGTTTGATAGAATTAAAAGAGCAAGAAACCAAGATGGTACATTTAAGAAAGATGTTTGGTGGACACCCTGGTCTGATTCGTGGGAGTATAAAATGAGTGAAGAACTCAAAGATATGCTTGAAAGAGCCATTTGGACCTTCATTGAAGCGTTCATTGGTGCATTGACAGTTGCTCCATTAGTTGGTGTAGAAGCTGAAACTTTACAGTTAGCTGCATTAGCTGGTGGTGGTGCTGCCCTTGCAGTAGTCAAGACATACGCTAAAAAACAAATTACCAAGTAATAGATTTTGTCACTCCTTTGTAGTAAACTGTTAATTACAGGGCAAAGGAGGACAAATGTCCAATAAAAATATACCTGAAGAGTGGGGTAATAACTTCTACAAATCAGGTTGGCAACCAGGTCTGGAAGTCAATGAACAAACTGGTCTAGGTGAAATCACACATGTTGGAACAGACCCTAACTATAGACAGAAGTTTGATGAGATACTTGAAGGTTGGGGTTTTGACCCTAAAATTTACGAAATAGAGGGCTCTGTAAGAGCTAGTTCATGGAATGCACAGCTAAAAGGAGGACAAACTACTACCTTTTATGCGTTTAAAGGCATTGTAAAGAAGAAAAGACCTGGACATGACAGATATTTCCAGGCATTATTTAAACAAGCAGGTCGTAAGCCACCATTAAAACTAAGAACACATGGAGGTGATACTGCTTTTTTGTTTTTTATGGCTGATTGGCAGCTAGGTAAGAAAGATTATGGCGTTGAGAATACCATTAAACGCTACGATATAGCCCTACAAGATGCAGTAAATAGAATTAAGGAACTGCGTAAGATAGGTGTACAAATAGATGAGATATACATGATTGGACTAGGTGACCTTACTGAAAACTGTTATGGCTTTTACGATAGTCAACCTTATAACATTGAACTTACAATGATAGAACAGTATGCGTTAGCTAGGTCTATGATGATGAAAACAGTAGATACTTTCCTACCACATGCAGATAAACTTGTTTTAGCAGGAGCACCAGGTAATCATGGTGAGGCTTCTAGGTCACAGAAAGGTCAGGTTGTCACTAACAGATTAGATAACACAGATACTATGCACTTGCAGATATGTGAAGAGATTATGAAAGCTAACCCTGATAGATATAAAAAGGTATCTGTTGTAGTTCCTGATGGGTTTCATCAAGTCATGGACATCAAAGGTATTACTTGTGGCTGGACACATGGACACATGACTTCAGGTGGAGGCAGCAATCCTGAAAACAAGATAGAGAATTGGTGGAAAGGTCAGATGTATGGCTTTCTTCCTGCAGGTGAGTGTCAAATCTTAATCACAGGTCACTATCATCACTTTCGTAGTAAGCAACAGGGTGACAGAACTTGGTTTCAATCACCTAGCTTAGATAAATCAATAGACTTTACTGCTAGAAGTGGTATGTGGTCGCACCCTGGTGTACTTACATTTACTGTCAATGAAAAAGGTTGGGATAATCTAAAGATACTTTAATCCTCCATCCATTCATCACACTCTTCTTCGTGTTGGTTTTTGACAGATACAGAATTAAAAGTTTTATTACAACTCCAACATTCTGGTTTTGGTTCTGGAATTTTATACATATCTTCCATCCATTTATTTCTAGCCATAATTCCTCCCTTTGTTTTATTTGCTGATACCATGTTAGCACATGTTGACACATTTGTCAAATCGTGTATTTTTACAATGGAAGAATTTTGTATCTTTTCTCTTGACCTTTAAAGTCTTTTTCATGGTAAGTGTGATGTTCTTTTACGCTATCCCACATCTTTAATATTTCATCAAAAGAATACCACTTGACCTCTTTGGTTTTTATATTGACATAAGTTACACCAACTTTAACTTCAGGATAATCTTTTGCTCTGTCGTATAACTCTCGTAGCTTTACCATATCAGAAAACTTTATTTTCTTTGTACCTTTGACTTCTGTCAAATACAACTTATCTCTTCTGTTAAAAATGTAATCAGGAACAACAATAATGTCTGTGTAGTACCAAAAGAAATCAATACTATGTTCCCATGGGCTAGTTGCTGCTTTTAACCAGTCTTTTTGTTTTACTAGCCCTAAGTCTGTAAGATGTTGTTCAAAGATGTCCTCTGCTTGTTTACCAACACCACCTTCTACCCTGTCGTTGTACTCCATATCGCTGAAGTCCATTATTCTTCCTCTTGCTCTACATTCGTAAGTATTTGTATGTTAGGAAGTATGGCTATGAGTTGTTGTTGTCCATTAGGCAACAAAATACTTTTACCCATAAACAAAGGAACTTCTTTGTCTGTTCTCCTGTTTAATAACTCTGCAATCAACATACCATCTGTTGCTTTGCTTAACATTACATCAATCATTTTTTCTCCTTTTATTTCCTCTTTTATTTATTAAAACCCATATATCATAATCAAACTCAAAATGGTAACTCACTTGTTTCAATTCCTTGCTCTGCTTCTTTGAGTAAGGCGTGGCATGTTCGCCATTCCCATTCGTATGGATTGGTTTCATTAGTTAACTTGTACCTTTGTCCACAGTAAAGATTTCCTTGACTGTCTGTGTACCTAACTTTATCTTTGTTCTTACATAAGATTGGTGCTTTACACTCCCTATCAGGTAAAGGAGGTACATCAAAATTGTAGTTGGGATACCTTTTTTGTAATTTTTCTTTAAGTTTCTTAACATTAAAGATTTCCCCTGCACTTTCTAAATCCATTCTGTTGGTAGGTCATCATTACCTATCCACCAACCTTTACCACAACCATCATTCTCTCCATAGTTGCTACATGCAAAGTCAGGTATTTTAGAAAACTTAGGGTCTGATTTTTTCTCTCTGTTGTCCTCAATATTGCCTGTCTTTTTACAGATTGGGCATTCTTTAATAACCTCTGCACCAATGACAACATCAATAATGTCCTCATCTTCTAAGAAAACTTCTACTCTGTTTAAGAACTTGTCCATATCTTTGTTAGTCCAGTACTCTACATCTTCGTTAACTTCTGTACTATCAACCATATCGTTATAGACTTTGGTCTTAACTTCTTTCATCTTCTTATCGTTAGGTATCATCTCTTTTAATATGTCATTAAGTTGGTCGCCAATAGATTTTTTCTTTGCACCAATATCTTCTGCAAATTTCTCTGCACTATCGTTGGTAATCTTTGCAACCTCTTTCTTACTCTGCTCTTGTTTATTAACAACCTTTTGCATTTCTTCTCTACTAGCTTTCTTCTCGCCATTAGACTTTTGAAAACCTGCATTAAATAAAGCTCTACCAATAGCAGATGTTGTTGCTACTTCTACCCATGAATATTCATTAGCAAAGTTGTGTGTGCCTTGATGGTCTTGTGCTAGGTCGCTACCTAACATGTTGCCCTCTTTGTCATACACTTCTGCTTTAACTATGACACTCTGTAAGTCTGGTGTAGAGGCAACAAGTTCTGTTTTAATCTGCCCATCAGGGTGTTTCTCTCTAAACTTCTTTATCCTATCCTCCACCATTACATAGTCATCTACATTAAATTTAGGCATTATTCCTCCTCTGCTTTGATAACTGCGTACACTCTTTGTCGTGTAATCTTTAGCAGTTGCCCTATCTTAATCATGGACATTCCATTATGGTATGCTTCTATAACAAATTTCTGTCGTAGTTCTAGTAGATTATCTAAGCTCTGCTGCTTATAATCTATCTGTTGTTGTATGTTTTCTAATTTAGTTTCCATATCACTCACGCTCTGCCTCCTCATCAAAGTATTCGTAAATGTCCTGTTGTAGTTCATCTATTGTATCAACAAATGAATTGTCTAGCTTAATGTATTTAAATGGGAAGTTGTCGTACAACCACCACAACACTAAGCCTAGTGTCAATAATGCACCTACGCTTGTAATTGTCAATGCAACTATAAGCACATAAATATAATATTCCATATTCAGTTCCTCCTATTTTGTTTTAACTATTTACTGTAATCAATCTAACTATGAAAGCATCTTTGTGGTCGTGGTCTTTCAACTCTCTAACCTTTAACTGTGCCTCGTGTAGAGTATCAAAGTCAAACTCCATACTCCCACCATAGATTGATGTACTTAGTACCTTATACATATACTCCTTATGTACATATCTACTGTCAGTTTAACACATATTGTCATGTTAAGTGGTGTTAAATTTTATATGTTGTAGATACTTGTCTTGTAATCTTTTAGGTAATTTAGTCATAGATATTGCTATTTCATTTTTACCTAATTGATTATTTTGTAATTCCTCCTGCAAACTATCTTTACCATAGATAATATCTAAACTATCTTTTGGCTCTAATGTTTCGCTATCTACTATTACATAATCTGTATCATATAATTTCATGAACTTCCCTCCTCTGCTATGTCATAGCAGTAATCACACATAGGTCTATCGCCTGTGCCTATGTATGGCTCTTCTTCCTGGACTACTACATGAGTAGTCATCATACATCTAAATATATGCAGCATTACTTACCTTTCTTAACTAACTTGTATTCTGTTGGGTTATCATAATCAAGTAATGTATAGTCACTCATAAAGCTATCCTCCATTACTGTTCCTATGACACTATCAAAAGCAGTATCTGTTTTGCTTTTATCACTTGCTATATATAAAGTAATTTGTTCTACTTTAATATTTTTCATTATTCCTCCTCTTTTAATTTATGTAATTTATATTCAAGTAGTCCTTGTAATTCAATTAACCAATTATCGTTTTTAGCATTTGATATTTTGGTAGCAATATCTATATATTGGCTCTTTGTTAACGCCATTATTCCTCCTCTGTAACTCCTACAACTCTGTTTAATAAAAGTTCCTCGTTAGGATTTTCAACGAACAAATCCATAGCGTGTTCCTCTGCTTGTTCTTTGCTATCAGCATTAACAACAACTGATACTTCTCGTTCTATTTCTACTACAAATGATTTTGCACCTAATATCTCTTGCAATTCCTCTGTATGAACTTTTACTGTACGATATTCTTTATCCATTACTCCTCCTCCAAACAACTTCTAATATCTTTATCATCTAATTCGTGTATATATTCTATTGCTTGTTCCATATCCATAGCTGAAAATGATACAAACATTGTATATATTTTTGGTTTAGCCATTATTCCTCCTCTGTTAATAACCATGTACATAGATTACTATGTGAATATCTGTTGTCAAGTCATATAAAAGAAAAACCCCCTGGGGCAGCAGGGGGCTTCTCTTCGTATCGTATAACTAAGGGGAGTTATACAAGTAATTCGTTTCGTAAATCGTTTATAATTTTATTGCCTACCCAATACGCATAATGATTTACTAGAGTTTCAGCATTATCAAAAAGAGTATTATTTTCTCCAAACATTTCTCTTTCTTGCTCCATGACATACCCTAACACTTCAAAGGTATAGTTTTCATCATTGTCTATTAACCACTTTTCAGCGTTGTAATATCCTATAATAAAATAATCCTCGTTATATACTTTGTGGTGTAGGTCATCATCTTTGATAGCCTCCTCTATAGTCAAATCGTTATTATCTAAATAATCTAATAACTCGTTTTCTATTTCTTTTTCTTTGTACATTATTCCTCCTCAAATTTCTCGTATGTTTCTACTGTTTTTTTCATCATGTTTATTAAGTCTTTATCTGTATAAATCCCATTAACCATTTCTATTAATTGAGTTTTTACAAAACTATCAAATATTTCT